GAGAATGTGTATGCGTTAGCTACTGGCAATAGACCGGAACGATGGGCCGTTGAATTTATATCAGACCGAACTGAAGGCCGGGCATTAGAACGGGTGGAGCAGCACGTTACAAAGGACGAGATAATCATTGAGTGAAGTTCAAAATAAAAAAAGACAAAATGCTCAAACATCAACGGCAATTCTGGGATATGCCCAACCGAATTGTCCTATTGATTGGCGGTTACGGTTCGGGAAAGACTTATATCGGAGCATTGAAATCCCTGTACATGAGCTATTTAAACAGTCCTGTTCCGGGGATGTACGTGTCACCTTCACACCAGTTAGCAGTCAAGACGATCATTATAACGCTGAAGGAGTTGTGTAACCGTGCCGGTATCAATTATACCTACAACCAACAACGGTCAGAATTTATATTCCACAACTGGGGCGGCAAACTATGGCTTGGATCTGGAGACAAGCCCAATTCATTACGTGGACCTAACATAGGATGGGCGGTTATAGATGAACCGTTTATACAAAAGCGTGAGGTGTTTGAACAGATGATTGCCCGTGTACGCCACCCGGAAGCCAAGAAGTCACAGATATATCTTACAGGAACGCCAGAGAGTCTTAATTGGGGATGGGTTATAGCTAACGATCCCGATATGGATATTGGCGTTATCCAGGCTTCCACATTAGACAATCCTTATCTCCCGGACGATTACAAGCAAAGTCTATTACAAGCCTATTCAGAAGAACAGATTGAAGCGTATGTGCATGGGAAATTTGTTAATCTTACTCAAGGGCGGGTGTATAAAGACTTCGACAGACAGAAGCACGTGATTGAACGGCCAGACCTAAAGAATGAGAACCTGCCTATTGGAATCTCGATGGATTTCAACGTGGATGCCATGAGTTCAGAGATATTTTACATAGGACCGAACTGGATACACGTGTTCGATGAGGTAAGACTAAAGAACGCAACCACCTATGATATGGTCGAGGAGTTGGTGAAGCGATACCCGGAAGCTAAGATTTTTCCGGATAGTTCCGGATCGGCGAGGCGTTCTTCGGCAGTTGCATCAGATCATCAAATAATAAGAGACCATCCAGGTTATACCATATCAGCACCGAAAGCCAACCCCCCTGTCCGTGAACGTGTGAACTCTGTTAATAAGCTGATCCGTGATGGCAACTTCTCTTGTGAGAACTGCCCGAATCTAATCATGGACTTTGAACGCAACGTATGGTACGGAAATGATATAGATAAGCGCGACAGCACCCAATCTCATGCGAGCGATGCAATCGGGTACGGGATCAATCGGTTAATGCCCGCAAGGCGTAGAATTATGGAGAGTGTTACTTGGTAGCCTTCATACTTGGACTGTCTTTGATGTTCAATGTGATATTTATATGCTTATTGATTTACGGCCAGGCTGTTGATAGACGGATGAAACGGGAGATAAAAGAAATTTTACGCAGTACAAAGACAGAGCTGCCAACTGAATTTTACAAAGAATGGATGTATAGCGCATGACTGTTAATGATGTAGTCTTGCCGGACCTATCCGAACAGATCGTACTTGATTCGATTCGGAAAGCGCAAAGCGGCTTAAAAGCAAAAGAGGATGCGGAACGTGCTACCGCATTAGACTTTTATTATCACAGGAACGTGGACAAGCATATCGAACAATGGTTCTCAGATACTACGATGCAACAATGTCCAGTCTTCCCAAGTAAACACGTCCCTCGTTTCGCCCGGGCCAGGAATATGATATATAAGAACGCCCCCAAACGGATGATCGGCGATGAACAGGCGGATGATTATAACATAATAGCACACCACCTGGATTCAAAGGCACGGGAACTAAACGAAACGGCATGGCTCACGGGATGCATGGGCTTCCGAAGCAAGTGGGGGAAAGACCGTTTAGAATATGACTTAATCCCTTTCTTTAAGCGGTATTATTTAGAGGGGGAGTCTGAACCGTTTGCTGTGTCTTATGAAATTGGCCGTGACCATAAGAACAACCGCATATTCGTATATTGGTCTGAGGAAAGGGATGGTGTACCGGGGAAGCATTGGAAATATGACCAGGCCGGGCGTGTTATCCAAGTGAATGAGGATAATATTAATCCATACGGCATTATCCCGGTGACCTTTGTTGAATACAGTTCATCCGCCAGCGATGTGATCCGTGCTGCCGTACAGATTGGAATCGCCAATACGGAAATCGCCCTGGCTACACGTTTTGCATTCGGGCAACCTGTGGCAACGGGGATTGAAGAAGCGACACACATGAAATTAGGGATAGATCGCGTTTTATTAATGCCGCCTGACAGTTCATTTTCTTTCGTTTCGAGTCCTGCTAATCTGGGACAAATGATGGATGTCGTAAAAGGATTTGCCAATCAAACGGCGATCAATAACCACTTGCGTATCAAGTGGGATGAATCCGGCAATGCACCAAGCGGGGTGGCATTGAAAATATTAGAAATGGAAAATTTAGAATCCCGTATAAGCGATATCCCGAAATGGAAGGACTGGGAACATGAAAGATATGAAGTGGATCGGGAGATTATTCGCGTGCATACAGGCAAAGATATGGGTGAAAATTATGCGGTGGATTTCGCCGAAGTAGAGTTCCCCCAAAGCCCGAAAGAAGAACGGGAACATTTAGAATGGATGATGGCCAAAGGTTTAATGAGCCGTGAAGATTTGATCAAGCATTATAACCCGGACATAACCGATGAGGATTTGCAGAAACTTATGGACAGGGTAGATGAAAGCAAACAGGCCGAAGCCGAAGCGCAGAAGCCAACAACAGGATTAGAGGGAATCTTTGCCGGATAAAATAATCAATCATTTAAAACGTCTGGACATATTGAGGGACAGGATAGACTTAAAGACCGATGATATGTTCGAGATCATGGCTGATAATGTGGATGCGTTAGTAGATGACCCGGCGGGCTTTATGAAGGCTATCTCGGTTGAATTTCTAAAGGAAGAAAAAGATTTGTTTTCTAAAGCAAGAAAAGAAGGAAAGCAATTAGCTGATTTACAATGATTAAAGTGGAAAGAAAATTTAAATCATTAGACCTGGCTATCCCCGGTGATTTTCATGAAGAAATCAACGAGGGAATAAAATTAATTGCCAAAGATATTGACAATGGGATTGAATCGGGGGCGCAGTTTGGGCGAAAGTTTAAACGCAATGCAGCATCAACGATAAAAGCCAAAGGGTTTGACCATCCATTGAAGGACACGGGCTTAATGATGGATAAAAACATGATGGCAAGGACAAAAGCGACAAAGCGAAAACAAGAAGGTACACTCCGACCGAATAGCGAACGGGTTGACATCGGCTATTATCACAATGAGGGCGATGGTATCCCGCTTCGCCCCTGGTTTGGCATATCTCAGGATGCTGAAAGGAAAATTTTTACTATGTTTGAAAACAGGATTGGCCGTGCCATCAAAAGACTCTGAAGTACCGGAACACTTAAACGATATGTGGATTGTCCTCATCAATGCTTTAAGTGTGGGTGCATTACGCCAATCATTAACGCTGACTGAAATTGTGGGGCGGATGTCTGCGAGCGGTATGGGTAAAGATGCAATCAGAGAGAGTCTCATCCGTGATTTACGTGAAGGCGGTCAGATATTCGGCGATTTTAGGAAACAGTTTAAAACCACAATGAAATGGGGGGTAGAGGAAACGGCTCGGCGTGAATCTCTGAACGGTGTGGATAAACAGGCAATCAAGTGGGAATGGCTTGGAATATCCGATAAAAGTATGTGTGATGATTGCCGACGACGAAACGACAGCGGGATCAAAGATTGGGCGGAATGGGAAGCGGAAGGATTGCCGGGCGGCGGCTCAACGATATGCAGCGCAAATTGCAGGTGCAGAATGGTAATGGCAGAATCAATAGATAAACCGGTAGGTGGAATTGTATTAAAAAAATTATGAAAGATTTAACTAACTCAAACAAGAGGTTAAAATGAGTGAACAACAAGTCGAAGTCCCAGACGTAAAACAGGACACCGCTACAACTGCAAGCGAAGAAAAGCAGCCCGTCAATCAAGTCCCTTACGCACGGTTTAGTGGTCTGGTGGACGAAAAAAACGCATTGAAGGCTGAACTGGACACATTCAAAAAGGATGCAAAGGAACAGGCCGAATCCCGGAAGCTGAAAGAGATGGAGTCAAAAGGCGAGTATGAAAAAATCAAGAGCGATCTGACATCCAAGCTTGAAGCTGCTGAAACGAAGGCACAGGCTTTTGACGAATATCAGGCATCTCGGCGTGAGTCGTTATTATCAAAGTTGCCTGA